GTATCTTCAAAATGCAATTACTTTCTAGATGTGTCAAGGATTATGTGCCCCGTTCTATCGGAGGCATTTCTGCTTGGGTCAAGCTCAAGATCTACTGGATTCGATTTCTTAAGTGGTCTTGGAGCTTGTTAGCACGGATTGGCTTATTACCAGCCCTCAACATACGTGATCTATCTCTATTAGTAGAGATGGCCACTTACCGACCCCGTAAATTGCGCGAAATCATCTGTGCATTCACAGAAAAATTGTCATATTTGCTTGTGTCAAAACAACACACACATCCGAATTTGGCGCAGGCACGAAGCTCAGCAAATCAATATATGAACGACCTTGTCACAAGATCAGGTTTTGAACCTTTTAATGTGTCGAGAGCAAATCATGATTTGAATCAGGGCTCGCGTTATTTTTATGCCCAAAAGGATCTAGCAACACCATTTTCAGATGGTGAGATCACTGAACACACTTGTTTTGTGTTCTGTGATGTTGACTATTACTGTGACATGAACAAGTGGCTAAAACATTTCAAGCCGATTGTCATGTATACGCTTTGTCCAACGAAAGCGGCAATGCACACCAATGAGTATAAGTACCACATACAGGATAGCTCCGTTCACTTTGAAGTGAAGGGTGGGTCGTCCTATGTACATCAATTGTGGGACTACCATGGCGACACAGTGTCCGTGGAGGATGATAGGGGAAGGCTTTGTGTGTTCAATGTAGAACAGAAGATCATGCCGGAGGACAATCAGCGTCGAATCATTTGGTTAGTGCCATCTGCACGTGTTATGGCTCCTACTTGGGCCTGGCTCTTTGAGCCGGCCCCATTGGAGCGTAAAAGAATGTGTCATGGAGATGTCATCACCATATATGATCCAGTCGCTGACTCGGTATCATTAATGCGAAACAAAGAGCGTCACAGTGTTGAGATACGCGGTGTGACATTCGCAGCTTTACAAAAGAGACTTCAATCTAAGGCCGGTTTGCCGGTCGTCTCCGATGTCGAACGAATATTGCGTGATAGTGGGGATTTAAATTACTCACAGAATGCACCAATATTGTTTGGACTGCTGGAACAATCAATATTGATTCCAAATGTGGTTCAAACTTCAACATTGCAAGCACATTATCAACCTTTGGGAACGTTACAAACAGAAGATGGTAAGGAAATGGGCCGAGTCTGCCACCCATCGTTGGTGACAAATGGAGCTGTTTTTCCAACCCGGTCACTTTGTAGTGACGAAAGTACTGTTAGAGGTAGAATTCATAATGTGCGCAATGATGTTAATCCTGGGCCAAAATATAAGGTTTGGGCAAGAGAGTTCGTCAAGCTGTTAGTGCCACATGCTGGGAAAGGCGTACCTATATCACCGGATGATGTGCGAGTGCTTCAAGACACCACCCGACAAAGATCTCGTTATGACATGGTTAAACATATCATGTCATTGAGTAGCTTTAATCGACTTCAATCATTTATTAAAGCCGAAGCCTACTCACAAGCCAATGATCCACGAAATATAACAACAATGAGCCATGAATTAACAATCATGATGTCTTGCTTCACGTACTCATTTAAAAATGATGTATTGAAGAAGTTTAAGTGGTATGGACCTGGCAAGAATCCAAGCGAGACCATTGATCGAGTGCGAGAGCTCGCAATCATACGTGCGTTAGCGTCGACAGATTTTAATCGGTTTGACGGAACAATGAGTGAATTTTTGCAAAAAGATATAGTGTTGGCTTCATATATGCGCTGGTGTGATGAACAGCGGCGCGCTGAGTTCAAAAGATGGTTTGATCAAGTGTTTATTAAGAATGGAACGACCAGAAATGGTGTCAAGTTTAAACCAGGTTATGGAACAAGGAGTGGAAGTCCGATAACAACTGATGGAAACACTATAGTGAATGCGTTTGTGTCATTTTGTGCACTGAGAATGCTTGGTTACAGCCCATTAGAAGCCTTTGAGCGACTTGGGTTGTATACGGGAGATGATGGATTAGTGCCAAATTATGACAACGCAATTGAAAAGGCTTTGCAAGAAGTCGCCACTAAATTGGGATTAAGTATTGAACCTATATTGGTTCAACAGGGTGAGCCCGTTCCTTTTTGTGGTAGATATTTTGTTGACCCAATGGTCAGTCGCGACAGTTTTCAAGATCCGTTGCGCACAATTGCAAAACTTCACCTTACGGCTAATAAAACGGTAACCATGGAACAAGCCATTACTAACAAGGCCCTTGGTTACTTGGCAACAGATAAAATGACACCAATAATTGGAAGCTGGGCAGATAAAGTTGTTACTTTAACTGGCCTCTCATTTAAGGGTGCTCTTCCTGAGGAACAATATAAGCGTTCTAATGCCTGGCCCCAAATCGACAAAAACTGTATCTTGGCTGCTATGGCCAAGGTTTGTGGTGTGTTACCTGCTGAAATTATACAAATGGATCAGCTTGTGCGTGATGTCACTGCTCTG